ATATACACAAGGTATCACAGAGGGATATTGGGCTACATTCAATTCCCATCTAAACGGATTTTCTGACAGCAACGATGATGGATATATTGACGCCACAACAGAATATAAAGATTATGGCATGAAAATTCAAGATAGTGATTATTATCAAGAATATTCTTATGTTATTAAAACGTTGGTTGGCGAAGAAAGATTTAGAGAACCAGTTGAAAGACATCTGCATTTGGCAGGTACAAAAATGTTTGGTGATTTCTTGTATCAAAGAGATGTACCAATTGGCATTGGCGCAAGAAACATTCTTGGTATCAAAGAAGACGAAGAAGTCGGCGGAGATTACATCGTTGGACCAGATCAATACGTTCCATATGCGGGCGGCGGCTTAAGGGCGGATGCTACAACATATAGAGTTGATGATACAGATATAAGAGCTGACGCGACAGCAGAACCATAGAAATAAGATAAATAACTAAAAAGTTATGAGGGAAAAATGGCAAAACAAATAATTGATGTAGGCACTACAGCAGATGACGGTACAGGCGATAGACTCCGTGATGCCTTCATCAAAGTTAATGAAAACTTTACCGAGTTATATACCTTCGACTCAAACATTAGTACGGGTATAGCATTAACAGATATTAGCGTAACCACCGGATCAGCAACAGGTGCTGGGGCATTAGCATATAATAACAGTACTGGTGTATTTACTTTCCAACCTGCGGTTCTTCCGTCGGCATTAACAGACCTAGGAATTTCTGATGGTACTAACGGCCAGGTATTAACCACAAACGGAAGTGGCACCTTCACCTTTGAAGATGGCGGTGGCATTGGGTTAAGCTCAAGAACTACTGGCGCTAATACCTCTCCTTCTATAGCTGATGCAGCGTCTGCAGATATAAACATTCCGGGATTTAAAGGCTATGTTTTAATGAAAATTCAAACGGACAAGGCTGCTTGGGTAAGAGTTTATACTGACGATGCTTCAAGAACAGCAGACGCTTCAAGAACAGAAACAACCGATCCTGCGGTTGACTCTGGTGTAATCGCTGAGGTTATTACCACAGGAGCTCAAACTGTATCAATGGCGCCGGCTACAATCGGTTATAATAATGAAAGTTCTCCTACTACAACAATTCCAATAGCCGTGACAAATAAATCCGGTTCAACGGGAACCGTTACAGTAACATTAACGATCCTACAATTAGAGGCTTAAAATGGCTAAAAAAGAATGGATCGTAACTCTTCATAGAAAAGAAGATTTGCAAGATTTCTATACTGATATGGAAACGCCTGGCGGAAGTTTGTATATTCCAGATCGTTCCGTAAGTGTTAGGCATAGAAGAAACATAAGTAGAAATACTCACTATATGTTAGATTTTGATGAAGCACTCATGATATTAGATGATCCTAGAGTTGCCAGTGTAGAGTTAGCAGAAATTCTAGATTTATTTACTAAACCGTCCGGTTGGACATCGTCTGGAGAAGTTTTTTCAAAAGACTTTTTTTACTGATGTAGGTGATATAAACTGGGGACTATTAAGACATCAATTAGCTGCCAACATTAGTGGTTGGGGTGATGATGCTACTTCAAACGTGTCACAAGATTTCAGTGTTACTACCGGTGGTAAAAATGTTGACGTTGTTATTGTAGACGGGCACATTGATCCTGCCCATCCAGAATTTGCAGTTAATTCTGATGGTACCGGTGGAACAAGAGTTGTTCAATATAATTGGTTGCAACATACAAACGAAGTAAGTGGCGGGGCTAATGGAACTTATGTCTATACTCCATACGTAGATCCTAGCTATCCTGACACCGATGGTAATGGTATAGCAGATAGAACTGAAGATAATAATCATGGATGCCATGTTGCAGGAACGGTAGCAGGTAATACTCAAGGATGGGCTAGAGAAGCAAACATTTATAACATAAGCCCATATTCAACTAATCAAAATAGTATTTCTTCATCTTTAATGTGGGACTATATTAGAGCTTGGCATAATAGTAAACCAATTAATTCAGCAACCGGGAGAAGAAATCCAACTGTTACAAATAATAGTTATGGAACAACGATCACACTTAACAATGGCGATTTTGGCCCAGTTACAAGAGTAATTTATAGAGGCGTAGATTATAATCCGGGAAGAAGTCTTACATTAGCAGAATTACAAGCGCGCGGATTTTATGCAACTGATACATCCCCAACCGTACCTTATTG